AAAGGTACACAAAGCACCCATTTTTAACATTTCCCAACACATATTTAACAGTTGCTAACACACTTTGGCACGCTTTTTGCTGCGTGCCGCATTTACCATTCTTTAACACATTAAACATTGTTAATTAACACTGTTAAAAATCACTAATTTTGTTAACTTTTCGTCTGTTTTTATTAACTTTTGCCTATCTATTATTGTTTCACGTGGAACAACCTGTTATTAATGTTTCACGTGAAACGAAGTGTTAAAAAGATTAAAATTTTCAATTTAAGAACTATTAACAAAAATAATTTGGTGGTTATTAGAAAAAGCTGTATCTTTGCAGCAGAAAATTAAAAGTTAAACAGTTAAATAATAAGGATATGGCAAAGTATAAAATTTCGTTAGAAAGTGAAATCCGTGTATCTGTAAAGGTTAACACTCACAGGCATAAACATATATAGATATGGAACATAGTTATTTTAAAATCATTTTGAAACAGGTTAATAATGTTACCGTTTATATGGTACGTTATGACAAAGTAAGCGAGTTCTTTAACAACAAAATAGACTATCTTTCGGGGGATTGTTCTATAACTGTTAAAGGTAGATTTCCGACACACAAAGATAGCCGTAAATGGTTTGTAGTTTTACCAACAGAAAAGAGATATGAAAAAGATTAAGTATTTTAGCCTGTCTGAGTTTTTGAACTCAGCAACCGCAAAACGTTTGGGGATTGATAACACCCCTACATTTGAGGTAGTAGATAACTTGAATAAGTTAGCTGATTATCTAGACGTTATCCGTGAAAAGGTAGGTAAACCGATTCTGATTTCAAGCGGTTTCCGTTGTCCTGTGTTAAATAATGCTGTAGGCGGTGTTTCTAACAGCCAACACCAAAAGGGCTTAGCCGCTGATCTGATTTGTGCAGATATGAAATCTTTGGAAAAGGTTCTCAGAGAGACAGGGGGTTTCGACCAACTTATTAAAGAACATCGCAAAGGTTCTAAAAGTTTTTGGTATCACGTTTCGGTTGCACCACGTAACGGCAAACCACGTCAACAGATTATTATGAACTTAGAGAAGAAATAAGTTATGCAAAAAGGTTTTAAGGTTTTACAGGATTCTATTTCAGTTTCCATCGACAATTTAAAGTTTGTAGCAGAAAACACTACAGGCAATAACGGTTTATTGCTTAACTCTGTAATCGATACCCTACAGGCACAAAAGAAAGTTATAGAATATCTTTCTAACTGTCTAGACACAGAAATGAGTATCAAAAACAGATGTTTTGATTTCCTTTGCAAAAAGGGTTTAATGAATGAATTTTATAGCAAATAAGAAAAAGGGGCGGCATTTTGTACCGTCCCTTTTCTTTTATAGATAAACACCGTTTTCAAGTTCTGAAATAATGGTGTTGTACTCATCGACCAACAAATTAACCGTGTTCAGATCTACGTTTTCAAACTGTGCATAGCCTGTTACGTCCCCGATCGTTACGGATTCCTGTGTATTGTTCACAGGCTTATTTACTGTAGTGTTCTGCGTGATAATAACATAAGGTTCTAAACCGTACAAAATTTGTTCGTCCCATTGCGTACCACCTATGATGTTAAGTTCTGTTGTTCCTGTCTTGTAAATAACATCACGTGACAAAGAAAAACTTTCTAACTGAAAGATAACACCATCACAGGACAAAAATGCTACAGCATCACCTGTAATAACGTTCACTTTGAAAGATAGGTTTATCGTTTTGCCGATATACTTACTATCTACAGCAACAAAGCCACGGCACGGAATAAACACCGAAATTTGTGCGTTATAGTCTTCCGAATTACCGTTCAGACCTGTTAACGTCACATCGCCAAAGTCTAGCATTATAACGTCCTTTTCGGGTGTTTGTACCGTTATACCTGTGTTGTAGTTACCGCACCGCAAAGAATCTGTGCCCGATACAGGAACGTTTGTAAAAATGCGTTTGATACGATTTACAAATATTCCTAAATTAACTTCTTCGTAAATTCCCTGTGTATCGTCTTTTATCTCAAAGAAACGCTGTTTAGAAAATGCGTCCAAATTGTCAAGCGTCACACAATAAACGTTTATTGCACCATAATTACGACCAACAGGGGTTAATATACTAGCTACAGCCTTAATCGTTATAGACACGCAAGAATCGGGCACAGGGAACGAAATAACACCACCTGTAACACTTATCGTAACATCTTTCGTTCCATCATTCCAAATAAGATTGCACGAATCTAATTGGTAATTTATAAGCGGTGTGACAGTCAAATTTAACGTGCTACCTGTCTTAACTGTCTGTGGCTGTGGTGAAACGGTGCAATTTGTCAACGCATACGTAACAGGAACGTCTTTCTGTGGTGTTTCGGGTGTAAACGTACCTGTAATAGTTACGGTTTTGTTTGTGGCAACAGGAACACTAAATGTTGCTGTTTTGCCGTTAACGTTCATATTTCCCCGTGCTGTTTCGTTATACTTGCTCTTGTAAGTAACTACAGGAACAACCGAGAAAAAACCGTCTGTGTTACCTGTTAACGTAATATCGAAATTTTCACCGTTTTGCACATAGTTTGCAGTAGTTCCCGAAACTTGGTTTGTTATTGTTAACTCTTTCGGTTTTGGTGTGAACGTTCCGTTAATTGTTACCTCTTCGTTTGTTGCTACAGGAACACTAAATGTTGCTACGTTACCGTTAACGTTCATATTTCCCCGTGATGTTTCGTTATACTTGCTCTTGTAAGTAACTACAGGGGCAACAGTAAAAGTTCCGTCTGTGTCACCTGTCAACGTAATATCGAAATTTGTATCGTTCAGCACCGAAACGGCATTTGTGCCCGAAACGTTATTGTTTATCTTTAACGTTTTAACTGCAGGTGTTCCACCACGTGCGTTTAAGTAACATTCCATTTCACCGCTATTTGCAGGTCCAAACGTCAAACGTTTTGAAAAATACTTGCCATCTGATGAAATACCGTCAATATCACCGCTAATAACTTCTGAGTTTTCACCTGCAGAAACACGTGACAAATTAAACTTAGTAACTTTTGTTGTTCCATTACTCAGACGTGAAATGCAATTGTAATCACCGTCATTTGGAAAAAAATGACAACCGTCCACAGCTTTTGCGCAAAAGTAGATAGCATTACCGTCTGTATCGTAATTTTCACTACTTACAGCTGTGGTATTACAGTTGGTAAGATGATAATTTATTTTATAACTAGCCATTACTTATTTCCTTTTATAGTTACCATTATAATACTACCTGTTTCGTTTAATAGTTCCTTATTCGGGAAATCTAACTTTCTTACGTTTGGTCTTACATCGACCACGTTTGCACGGTTTGAAAGATATTTGTTAACGTTTTCACCCTGTGTTAACGTTCCACTACTAGCGAGTATTTTATCTTTGTACGTGAAAAGCACGTCAACTTTTAAACGTACCGTGCATAAGTCACCATCTTGCGAAATTTCTTTCACGAAATAATAACGGTTTAAACTTTCGATATAAACGTAATTAAACGTTACAAGTGTGCGAGTTCTGAATCTTACTACAGGTGTTAACACGTTAAAACTAGCATTTAACAATCCTGTGTACTCGCTGTTTTCCTGTAGGGTTTTGTTTACTTCGTTTGGTTTACCGTCATAATTGAATGTCTTTATTTTAACCATACCTTTAAAGTTTAAAAGGGTGTTTCCTGTGCTATCAACTACAGGAAAACACCCTCAACAGTTAAACAACCCAAATTAGGCAATAAAGAAGACTACAAAGTTCTCATTTGTGTCGTTAAAGTAACCAGCATCGAACTTGTAATAGTTATTGAAAAACTCAGCCTTTGCGTTATAGTTGGTTGTTACTCGCTTGTCTAAGTTGGTAACACCCAAAGCGTCACGGTCAAACATCACACCGAGCACACCACTTACAGAAACGTTTGCACCGCTTGCGCTCTTTACATCAATCTTTGAAACGTGTGCAAAAGCATAGTCTTTGCCGGTAGCTTGCCAACTTGCTACTGTCTCAGCCTTTGGTAACAGAACGTTCTCATCGTGATATGTGTCCGCATACAGGTAAGTTTTTGCAGCGGTTGCAAAATCTGTCAAAAGAACTGTGTGCAAAACGTCCTTTGGTGTGAAACGCTCCTTACCACCTACGTTAAACAGGGTGGAAATGGTCTGCAAACGGTCTGAGTACAACCCCATTGTATATGCTGCAAAACGGATAAAATCGGGTGTGGTAATTGCTGCGTCTGCTGTAAGCTGTGCACCTGTCTTATCGTTATACAGTTTCAACAGGTTTACGCATCTAACAGTACTAGCAGAACTGTAGTCCACGTTTTCGTTAGTAGATGCAACAAAACCAAATGCGGCTTTGTCTGCGTCCAAAGTTTCTGCAATCATATTGTTAATTGTACGCATCACCAAAGCGTCTGTCTTGATCGTCATTGATTTCTCAACAGCGTTATAAATCATAGACAGAAAACCGTTCAACTGTGCTGCGCTGCTGAATGATTCTTTAACCTGTCTTTCTGTGATAGATACAGGTACTTCAAAAGTTACCTTTGAGTTAAAGAATTTAGCAGAAACTGTTGGCTTGTGGAACACGTCCTGTCTGTACTCTTTACCGTCTGTGAGATTCCAGCTATCGTTTTCCTCAGCCTGTGGAACGTCTGCTGAAATCTTTTCCAAAACAGAGCCAAATTCCCAAGCATCCATAAGTACAGACGAAACTTTGCCACTGTAAGGACGGTTAACGAAAACCACTTTACCGATATGGTTTACAAGTGACTTCACGTAATTGTCCACGGCATTCTGATTAAACACCTCATTACCCAAATCAACAATACCTGTGAGGTCTTCGTGTACCAAATCGGTTTTGCCCAAAACCTCAGATGAAACGCTATTAATAAGCGTATAAATTTGATTTACTTCCATTTTATATAAAATTTAAGAATTAATAAATATCTAAACTAATTTCTTTTGCAATCTCTGTTACCACCTGTGTTTTAAAGTTGGTCTTTCTGAGATTCATTTCTTTTTGAATAATTTCACTGGTAGGAACGCTAGACGGAACACCGTTCTTAACACTTGTTTTCGTGCGTGTCTCTTGTCTGTTACCTGTGGAATCTCTTTGCTGTTTTGTGTCATTGCCGAAATCTCCATTATTAAACGTTACACTTGAATCGACCGTGTTATTATTTCCTGTTTCGTCAACTGTGTTATTTTCGGTAACAGTTTCTTTTGAGGTTACAGGATTTAACACATCATATTCGTTATTAAACACTTGAATCTGTTTTTGCCATTCGTCAAACTTAACTGTAATGATACCTTTTATAATATCGGTTGCAGTTTCGTTTGTGATAGCGTCAACCAGTTCCCTATTTCCATATTTGAAACGCAAATCAATATCGATTAAGTTTGGTGTATCTTCCCCGAAAATTGATTTGTACAAAACAGGAAAATTAGGCTCAAATATGGTTTCAAACAAACCGTTATCCACCGTGAAAAGTTCTTTAATCTGCATCTTTGTTTTCCTTTTCTTCTTCTGTTTCTTGCGTTTCTTCTGTTTCTTCTGTTTCCGTTTCTGTTTCTTCTGTTTCTTCTGTTTCTTCTGTTTCTGTTTCCGTTTCTTCTGTTTCTTGCGTTTCTTCTGTTTCCTCATTTTCGTTTTCGGTTACAGGGTCAACGTCTTCCTTTTCTGTGTGGTCGTGCCCGTCTTCCGTTGCTTTGAGTAGCGACAAATAGTTTTCGTGCTCAATCTTCCAACTAGACCCCAAAGTAACGGTAATGTCTGTATTGAACATTTCGTTAACTCGCTTAACACCCTCAACACGTTCTGTTAACATTGAATCAACATACGGCATTAATGCGTCAATATTCATCGAAACTTCTTGCGTGTTCAAACGTTCGCGTTTCATATTATAGTTTGCGTTCAAACCTAAGTCGTTAAACATAGACGCTTTATAGTACTGCAAAAGTTCTATTAACTGCGTTATCTGCTGGTTGCTCTGTGTCGGTGGGGTTTGCATATTAACACCTTTGAAAAACGCATTTTCACCGATAACTGAGAAATCACCGTCCAAAATCTTCTTTAAGAAAGATTCCGCACTCTGTTTCGTCTTATCATCACTGGCAGATATAAGCATAGTGATTCTTGTTAAGACGCTAGTCATATTTAATGTAATTGTAGCGTCTGTGTAAAGTACACCATATTTCCCGATAACAGGTAGAATTGAGTCTGCAAACGGTGTGTTGTTGATAACAACAATATCTTTTCCGATATTGAAAGTTTTATCCAACTTTAACCACGGATTTGCAACGATAAAATCTTTGCCCCTGTAATACGCATCACATTCACCACCACGTGAACCCTGTAACGCATACATTTCACCGTTAACGTCTGCTATTCCCACATTTCCACTAGTTTGCAGGATCTTTTCAAGTTCTACCTGTGGAATCGTATCGGGTAAACCTGTGTACTCAAACATCTTCGATGTCATACAAAGAACTCGCTGAAAGAACGTGTCTAAGGCTGTATCTTTGTCTTTCACCTGTGCCTGATACAAGTTATAAAGATTCTCTTTTTTCATTACTTTACAAGTGTTTTAATTAACGTACAAAGTTCTGTTAACACTTTCGTGTTACTCTGTACGGTTCCATTTAACTTGTCGGTTTCCTGTTGGTGACGTTCGTTCTGTTTCTCCATATAGAAGAAAAGGGCGATACAGACAGCTACAGGAAAACCAACATTACTGACTAGCGATACGATGTCGTTTACTTCCATATAGCAAATTTTAACTTTGTTATTTAATGGTGCAAAGATAAACAAAATATCTGAAAATACCAAATAAAAACAGGGAAATGTTTTCACGTGAAACACTTTTTTCCTGTCTTAACATATTTTAAGCAATAATGTTGCTTCTGCTGCTAGCCATCAAGTAATTACGCACAATTTCCCCGATTTCGTTATTCTGATAAAATACCTTATCGGTGGCGAAATACTTCGTTATCTGCGATTCTACATAACTTGCAGTACTTAATAACTTACGTCTGTAGTTTGGTTTTCCGTTCATCTGCAAAGAATAAATCAAACTGTTATCCGTGTCCTTAATCGGTGTTGTCTTATTGTGGATATACATAAAGTTATTAACACCGTCTGAGGATTCCACCTGTATTATATTGCCCTGTAACGTCATTTCGTTAAACTGTATGTAGAAAACGAAAAGTACATCTTTCGGGGTATATTTCACAGGTAGATGGGGATATGCTGCGAGTTCCCATTTACCGCCCGTAATCATCTGCAAGTTTTGATTATCGAAACAGAAATACTTGTTACTCGCTTTTTGCTTAACAATAGTGCTGCAATATTCTACAGCCACGGTTGCACCGTGCTCACCGAATTTATAAATATCTATTGTGCCCTGTTCCATCACTCGCACCTGTTTCAATCCCATTTCGGTAAAATAGGGGCAAAACTGATTCACGGTGTTACCCAACATAAAAACCTTAACATCGTTACGCTGTCTTATGATAGTACTCAACAGGTTCATATACAGCATAAATTCATCGGGCAAATAATAACGTCTAGTCAGAAACTCATCGAAAACTATTGTAGTTATGTTTGGATAACTGCTACTTTTTTCGTGTTCTTGTTCTGACAGACAGAAACCGAAACAGAACGGCACGTTATCGGGTACACGTTTTTTGTTTTCGGGGTCATAGCTTGAAAGAAACCATTTGCCCGAAACATAAAACACTTCGTTAAATTTGCCGTTTGTGAGTTCTTCGATAACACCGTTCGAAACGTGGTTTGCAAACAAACTTTCGGCACGTTTGCCCCTTAAATCCTCTCGCCATCTACGAATATAAGCCATTTGTTTTCCTGTGCGCAAATATTCTTTGATACCGTACAATAAGGTAGCATAAGTTTTGCCGTTTGAACGTTCACCAAAGATAACGTTATAGTCGGCATTCTTTGCTAAAATTCTAGACAAAGAATAAAATTTAGGTGTTTCCACCTTTTCTTTCTTCTGTTTCATATTATTCTTTCTTTAATCTGATTCCCATTAAATAATTTATATAAAGTACTGACAAACTCAAAGTGTACCCTGTAGGTTCTAAGTGTACCCCTGTCTTTGTGTCATAAGTAGAAACCGTGCCCAAATAATCGGTAATATTTCCACTTTGTTCGTAATCTACATATGTATGAATATTCTTACCTGTTGCAGATGGAGGTATGTCCAGATAGTTGGTGAATGCGTCAAAGATTCCGTTTTCCCCAAATGTTTCTAACATATAGGGTATAGCGGATTTCTTGTTAACACCCGATACCGTCAAACTGTAATCGTAATCTTTACCGTTTACCGTCAACGCTCCTTTTTCCTGTATCATATAACGTTTTGCGCCCAAAGTTTTAAAACGTGTGTACCGTCCCTCATAGTCCCAAACGCCCAAAGGTTTTGCTATTCCCTTAATGGTTACAGGTTCTACCTTTTCAAACGGGATTTTGTGAAACTTACAGGCTGCACGTAATTTTTGCTGTGCCAAATCGTTATAGGCTTTGAAATACTCTTTATGGTCTTCACCGTTCTTGATTTTAACGCTGTCTGTATCGCTGTAGATGTAATCGTCACCGCATTCTAGAATACCTGTAAAAAGATTCCTACGTGCATAGGCTGTTACATATATGCCCCACGGATAGAAAAGAAAACGGTTTTTGCTGTCATTGTATTTGTTAAGTACTTCTAAGCGTTTTTCACCTGTCAAGTGTTCAACGTCCCACGTTTCACCATCACAGACGATTTCATCACGCAAAGGATTTGTTACACTCATACCGTAACAGCTATTCAGCATTTCTTTGCTATTTAAATACTCTGCCTCTTTTCCCTTAACGCCTTTTAATTTCGTTTTCATTTCATACAGGTGCAAAATAGATTTAATAAACTCTGTTGGCAAATATTCTTTGCGGTAACAAATCATTTTGCCGATTCTCACAGATTCCCACATATAGAACTGAGAAAACACCCTGTAATCAATTTCCGTTATAGTCATACAGATCTTACTAGCACACACCAAACGACCGTTATTTTCTGATACGTTTTCTTTTACGAAACACTTACTGACAGATATTGGGTTTTCATTATCCGACTTTGCAAAGATATTCGTAAATTCCACGTCAAAGACACAGCAATATTTTGAGGTGACAAACTCAAATTGTTTCATAGACTTAACAGGAACGAAAACCCCTGTACTCATAGGAAATTTCTCTGATACCATTACGTAGGGGTAACTACTAGTAAAATCGTAACTATCCACGTTTTCAATAACTTCATCTGTGTACTTTGCGTTTGCGTGTGTGAAACCGCCCGAAAAGGCTCTTTGTAGCATTTCAAACTCTTCCATACCTGTTATATTTAAGTTATGGATTTTATCCAAATACTTAAAATTCTGTGCGGTTTTACCTGTTTCGGGGTCTGTTGTCTTGAAACATACAGAACGGCAATATTTACGCACAAAACCTGTCTTCGTTATCGGCAAATGAGTAATGTTTTTATATTGTTCAATTAATTCCTGTATATAGCACATAACTACTTTAATATCATTCAAACAGTAACCCATTTCTTTTTGTGTCAACGGTGTTTTATTGTGACGTAATAGGCTGTAATCTAAATCACCCACCAATTTTTCACATTTATATTTGTGTAATTGTTCGCCCAACTTTGCGAGTGAATAACCCGATAACAGATAACTACATCTAAACTCTATACCGTTTTCTGTGATTCCGTAAATAGGTTTTCTAAGGTCTATTGAAAAAACCTTTGCCCATTGCAATAACTCTCTGAAAAATTGGAATTCATAAGCCAAATTGTGAACGTATATAATAATGCGTTTCTTTTCATACAGGTTTAAAACGTCTGATATTGTATCCAGCATAGTTATAAATTCGTCCCACGTTCTACCTATTATGCAGTAACCATTAATGCCAAATTGCCAAACGTACATTAAAGAACACTTTTCCATCTTTGTCTGTTTGCCACCTAATTTCATATAACGGTCATAGGTATATGTTTCACCGTCTGCATCACGGTAAAAAGATGTTGTTTCTATATCGAAAGATACAGGAACGTTTAAAAACTTTTCGCCCTTATTGTTTCCTGTAAAATTCTTATCGTTCACAGCCAAAGACAAAACTTTTTGTATGTCTTTGGGTGCAAACGTTTCTGTATGTAGTGCAAAGGGTATTTTCTTCATTATAAACCAAATTTTTTAAATTCGTCTAATATACGTTTTAACGGTTCATCTGTGTTGTAGGAGTCCACGTCATTTATAAATGCTTCTGCGTTTGGGTCATTGCCTATTTGCTCTAAGGCATCATCTAAGGCATTTTCAATTTTTACTGCATCATCTTCGATCTGGTCTGAAACGTCTTTGGATTCCTGTTCTAGTTCGCCTGTGAAGTCTTTGTACTGCATTAGGTATTGTTCCAAAAAACGTTCATCTGAAACACTCGCAATTTTACCCATTAACTTATTTTGCATAAGGGCAAAACTTTTATCATCCAAATCGTAGGCTTTTTTAAGGTGTTCGGCATATTCTTTCGTACCTGTTGCTGTAGATGTTGGCTGACGTAAAAAAGAAACCGCTTTTGAGTACTCAATCTTTAAATCTTCCCAACTGTGACGCATAGAGAATTTAGTGAAACCTGTTATATTACCTTTGTTAAGGGCAACAACAGCAGGCGAAACGATACCCGATTTCTCAACGTTTTGTATGCGTCTGTTTGCTTGCTGAAATACACGTGCAATTTCTTTACGCAAATATCCACGTGATTCTACAGCAGTTAATATTTGCTTGTCTAATTGCACTTTGCTAGTAAGTGCAAAGGTTTTGTTTGTAAACCCTATAGGATTCTGTTTAGCCATTTTATAGAAAGATTTAAATTAAACAAAGACAGGGACGAACAAAATTCAATTCGCCCGCCCCTGTGAAATCAACCTTTTACCTACAACTACTTATCCACGAATGTGATACCGTAGCACTTTTTAGCGTGTGATTCATATTCGTAAATAGTATAGCCAACTTTATTGGCTTTAATCGCGTCTACTGCGTCACTGTTAGCGAGAATATCTCGCACCGTGTCACCTGTGAACTGTGGTAAGTTAACTAAACGCTTATTCTCAGCGTCAATAATCACAGGTGAGTCGCCCAACTGTGATTTGTGAACGTACATACCATTGATAGGATGTACCACATCACCGCCACCATCTTTCTCACTGTTGTAGATGTCTGTTAACTTAACAAATGGAAAATCGGTTGTATCAATACCGAAAGTAGTCTTATTAAAAGTACTGGCGAAACTAAAACCTTTTGGCATAACTTATAAAATATTTAACGTTAAACTTTGTGTTACCTGTACGTGAAGTTACTTAACTTCGTTCATACCGTTTGCAGCTGCAAACTCATTCAACCACTTCTTAAAACGGTTCAACTTGATAACCGCCTTATCATCTTTGGCTACTTCGTTACTAGCCATCAAAGCGTTTACGCTTGTAATACAGTTAAAAACTGTCTCATTAAAATTTTCGTTCATAATTACCTAATTTTATTTGTTAAACTTATATTGTTTCTTAAACACGGTGCAAAGATACAGCTTTTTCTAATAACCACCAATTTTTTTCTGTTAAGAAATCTTAAAGAATAAAATTAATATCTGTTAACACTTCGTTTCACGTGAAACATTAATAACAGGTTGTTCCACGTGAAACAATAATAGATAGGCAAAAGTTAATAAAAACAGACGAAAAGTTAACAAAATTAGTGATTTTTAACAGTGTTAATTAACAATGTTTAATGTGTTAAAGAATGGTAAATGCGGCACGCAGCAAAAAGCGTGCCAAAGTGTGTTAGCAACTGTTAAATATGTGTTGGGAAATGTTAAAAATGGGTGCTTTGTGTACCTTT